GTAATTTTCTTTTCTTCCATCATAAATTCACCCATCATATCAGCAATTAGTTGTGCTTTTCTTGCTTCTATTTTTTCTGCAGTCATTTTTGCTTGCATTTGAATTTGTGGATTCATTGCAGCTTGAGGGTTTTGTCTTATTGTCATTAGCTGTTGCATTTCTTCTCTAAATTCAATTTCAACTTGTTCTTGAGCCATCAAAGAAATGTGTTCAAAACAATTTTTTTCAAGCGAAGCCATAACCAAAGGATTATTTCTAGCCATATTAGTTGCCATAAAATTTAAGTGCGAAGTTATATGTGCTCTATGGTCTTGACCTGGAAACGCTTGGAACGGACGCCCAGCGAGAGCATCGATGTGCTCCAACGCTGGGTCCTTTGGTGCGGGAATAGGGGGTCGTTTTAAAATTTTATCAATCTCTTTTACTCCCAATGCTTCGTACATATTTCTATATGCCTCATATAAATTATGTATTTGTGGATTGGATGTTGCCAGCTGCAGTTCCGACTGTGCGAGGGAAATACGCTGCGTCTGTGAGAAAATATTGGGGTCCGCAACTGGCAATATATCTACTCTGTCATCAAAGTCTGTTTGTTTAATCATTCTTTGACCACCAACAACATCATAAGGATATTCGTTAGGTAGATATAACTTAAAAACTCGTGCTAATAATTTAAATTCTTGTTTTAATGCTGCATAAATTCTTTTGTGAATTGCAGACATTGTTCTGCTTCCCCTTTCTAGCAATGCCACGGTCGTACCCACAGCTGCCTGTTGATTACCCTCACCTACTTGCAGGTCTGCTATTGAAGCGAATCTTTGACCTGCTTGTACTACGACGCCCATAAGTGCTAATAACGTTTGTGATGGTTCCTTAAAAGGAAGCATCATAAAGGAATCTCTGATGTTGCCACCTGGTGCGTCTACATCTCTAAACTCACCTGGTTGAATAGATTGAGCATCATCTCTAATTCTAATTCCTCTTTGTTTAAATCCTGCAGGTAAATTTGATAAAGTTCCTGCATCTAATAGTTGTCGTAATGCAGCCGTAGCTGTTCTTGATAATCCACCAATCATGTGTATTAAACCAAAACCATAAAAACCTAGTCCTGGTAAAAATTTAAAATGTACAAAGTAATCTATTTTATTTCTTAATGGATCACCTATTTCATAATTTCTTTTGATTGATAAAACTTCTCTAGAATTTTCTTCAAGTGTTACAACGTATGGAAGTTTAATTCCTGTTGGCTCACCGTCTTGTCCCATGTCTTCGAAACCTTCTAAATCTAAATTAACATGACACTCTAATAAATTAAATACATCTTCGTCTCGACCTTTTGTTTCACCTTGAAGTTCTCTTTCTTTTTGTTGAACCTCAGTTTCATTTACTGGCCCTGGTTTTAAATCTACATCTCTATAAAAACCAGCAACTTGTTGTTTTCTTAATTCGTTTTCAGATATTTGAACCCGATGAATGATCGACTCCGCATCATCTAATGAGGTAGCTGTATACGGGACAATCAAATCATCTGCGGGAACAAATTTAGAAACAGCTGTTTGAGCTGCTTCATCATAATATACCTTTTTAAAAGCAGAACCTGCTAAAGGCAAATGAAATAACATAGAATCAAAATCTGGTTCGTAGTCTTTCATTTTATCCATGATTTGATAGTTCATGAAATCTTGTACTCTTTGTGATTGTTGTTCTTTGTCTGGAGTAGGTAAACCTAAAATTTGTGTTCTAACTGGTCCGTTAGCGGGTAATAATTCTTTGTATGCTAGTGCTTGAAACTGTGTAACAGCTTCTGCTAATACTGGGTGAGTCGCACCAGATGCACCTTGAAATGGTTCAGTTCTGTTGTCGTATTTAAATCCTAAAAGATCTAATCCTTCTCTGTAACCTCTTTCCCAATCTTTTCTAGAATTTTTGTAGTCTTGATAATTTTGATACAAAGAAGTTCCAAGTCTGCCAAGAACATCATCTGGTAAATGTTCTGCTAGGTTGTCGTAGTGATTTATTTCACCCTCAACAGAAGCTATTGACGGATCGTAATTAATATCTACAGATCCATCTTCGTTTTCTGTAACTTCTACAGGATCTCCTTGCTCATCGACTTCTTTTTGTTGCTCCTCTTGAGCAACTTCAATTTCTTCAGGCGATGGTACTTTTATCTCTTGCTCCACGTTTGGAAGAGACTTGTCTATGTCTGCCATTTATTTTCTCCAGTTTTACAGGTTTAACAGTATTATAATTAATAAGCAACCCCTGTGGTTGTGGCCCTCTTTTAGGAGGTATCGTTTTAGTCAATTTCGTCATAATATTCTGCTGACTCTGCCATTTCCTCTGCTGCTCTTTCTAAGTCAGCTTCGGCTTTGCCAAGTGCAAATTCACCACTTTTCATTTTTTCAACTTTTCTACCTGTTGCAAATTCCTCCATAATTCTTGTATCAGATCCTAATATTTGATCTAAATCATCAAGAACCTCTATGTCAAAATCCATGTTACCATCAGGATCCATATTAACAGGCACGTCTTCTGACGCTGAAAAATCTCCTTTTGTTTTAAAAGACTTACCTGATTCATCTACAAGTTCATAGCCTGGTGGTTCATAATCAATTTGATATGGTTTTCCATACTCGTTTGTACCTTCTACTCTAATTTTACCATCACCCTGTTTATAAATTTTTATACCTGGTAATTCTTTTACTTCATATAGCATTATATCAGCATCAACTTTTTTACCGGGACTTTTAAACATAACTTTAGTAATTAAATCAGGGAACCAATCTGGCATCGTTGTAGTTGTGTTTGCAAGTTTAACAATTGGTTTAGCTACATCTGTCTGTCTCATAAATTTAGGTATGATAGGTAAAGCCATAATACCTGTCATTAATTTTAAAAATAATCTTCTTTTTGGATTCATAGGTCCTTCGGCAAAACCTATTCGTCCTCCTTCAGCTGCTCCCATAATGCCACCCATTTCATAAATATCATCTAGGTCTTGCTGTGTAATATTGAATTCAGGTCTATCTTTATAGGCGTCTGTAAAGCTATCAGTCGCTCCTTGATAACCTACAAGAGCATTCAAGATTTGATCTGTTTGTTTGTCAATAAACTCACTTCCACTTCTTGCTTGAATAGATCTTGGATCTAAATTTTCAAATCTTTTTTCAGCTTCTTTTCTTGCGACACTTTTAAAAAGAGCATCAGTATCTGGATTAATAACTTTTGGTCCTCTTTCTTGTATGTCTAAAAATCTTTCAACAAGATCATTTTCCATATTAATTATGTCGTCTCGAGTTAAACCAGACTCTTCAAATCTATCTTCATATTCTCTAAATTGTGCAAGATCTTTTTGAAATTTATCAAAGTCTTTTTGATAATCTAATAAGTTTTGCACAGCAACTCTTTGTTCTTCTGTGTCTGCAAGTTTTAAAAGATCTGTGCCTAAACTTCCTAAGTCAACACCAGGTATAGCATCGATCGCACTTCCTATAAAAGTATCTCTAAATCCTTGACCAAAAGTTTTTCCTTGTGCCATTCCGGTAAGGACTGGGTCAGCTTCTATTAAAAGACCTAGCAATAGACCTGTAGTTCCTTTACCAACAGATAAAGCAAGATCAGCTGCAGTGAGTGCACCTCTAACTCCTTTTGCTGCGAAAGGTAAAACTCTAGATCCAGCTTTTACTACTGGGTCTACAAATTCTTCTTTAGCTGCTCTAGCTGCAAGAATTGGATCTACGCCAGAACCAACTTTTTGTGAGAGTTCTTGTAAAGCAGTTAGTTTCTTTTTTCCTTTCTCCGTATCAAATCCCATTTCCTTTAACTCCTTAGCAATTTTATCCATTTCAGTCTGTGAAACCTTAGCTTGAGCTTCTTGAACAGCTTGCCTGTTTTTTTCAAATAAGTATTGATCAACTGGATTAGATGTTAAAGTTGCTGTTTGTTTTTTAGCACCAAATCTTTCTTTTGTAATTTTACCTTTATCAGGTCCTTCTAATTGTTCCGTAACCACCGTTTGTGGTTTAAACTGAACTTTCTCAACACCACCTTTTATCTGTTTGCCTTCAGTTATACCAGTTGGGTCAATTGTTTTACCTGGCTCAACACCAAACTGATAAGTAGAACCATCTGGTCGTTCTATTTGAAAAGATTTGTAACCGTCCGTTGCTTGCGCGACAGCTATTCCTTTTTCATTTATTTCTTCAACAGCTTTTTTGTAACCCGCTGGTTTATTTTTTAATAATTTTTTTCTTTTTTTATAGAGTGAGTTAAGATATAGATCTACATCTTTTAAAATTTCTTGATTAATACGATCTGGCGCATACCCCAGAGTTTCTGCTGTAACAACTTTAGAATATAAATCATCCATGTGAGATTTCTGAACTGCTTTTGTTCCCGACATTTTGGCTTCAAAACTTGGATCGCTAAATTTTTTTTCTGCTGCAGTTCTTTTTTCTGAAACAGCTTTTCTTTTTTCATACTCACTTCCATATTTAATTGGAATTTTTTTTCTTCCTGTCTTTTGTATACTTCCTTCTAAAGTGTTTTTATTAACACCAAACTCACTAGCTATTTTACCAAGAGTTCCTCTTTCTTTTCCACCTATTCTATTATATTTATCTAGAGCCTTTTCCATGTTAGATGTGTTTACATCTTCAATGTTTTTAAACTTATCAGTTATATACTCACTAAGTTTTTTTTGAATTTCAAATTGGTTCCTAAATTTATCTTTAGTAACTAAATTTTTCATTTCATCACGAAACTCCATTAAATTAGTGTAGCCTTTACTTTTAACTTTATTAAATTTTTTATCTATCTTATCTGTTATTTTTTTAAATTCTTTCGTGCCTTTAGTTTCTTTTACTTCTTTTATTTTTTCAAACTTTGTTTTTGGTCTATCTGCTTTTTGTTTTTTTAACGACTCAATAGCAGCTTCTTTATCAGAGCCAAAAAATTTTTTTATATCTTTACCTGTTTCTCTATCATAAATTTTTGTGAAATAAGTTTTAGATCCACCTTTATAAGTTATTTCATATAGTCCGCCACCTAAACTTTTTGTTGTTGATCCACCACCATAACTTCCTGGTTCATCAACCAAACCACGTTTAGGTTTTGCTCGTCCACCATATCTTGCGTTAATTCTTCTTAGATACTCTTCGTAAGTTTCTTGTGTTGGATCAAAGGTTCCTTTGAGCTCCTCTCTT